GAATTGGGGAGAAGAGTAGGTGTCCTGTAAGCACGACGAGGTACACTCCCCCCATTGGTACACTAGCGTCCCCTTCTCCTGTGCGAACTGCGGTAAGACGGTTGAGCCTCTTGCGATTTCACAACATTTAAGTTTCCCCCTCGGGTCTGTCTTAAAATACTGCGTGCGTGCTGGCGTGAAAGACGCCTCGGATTTTGGGATTCAGGACCTAGAGAAAGCCAAATTTTATATTGATACGGAAATTCGCTTACGTAAGAAACAGCAGGAGGATGAATTAAATGCCGTTGAAGAAGGGACGTTCCAAAAGCGCAGTTAGCTATAATATAAGAGAACTCATGGAGTCAGGCAGACCGAAAGATCAAGCAGTCGCCATAGCCTTGGATAAGGCAGGGAGGAAAAAAGGTGCCGTACGTAAACAAAAAAAGACCGTACAAAAAAGAGTATCGCCAACAAAAAGCTCGAAACGAACGAAAACCAAGAAACGCCCGTGAACGAGCTAGGTATGAAGCTAAGAACCCCGGCAAGGACGGAAAGATTACCGACGTAAAAGGCCAGGATATTGACCACAAAAGACCTCTCAGTAAGGGGGGTACGAATAAACTTTCTAACTTGCGGAGTGTTTCACCTAGTAAGAATAGATCCTTTAGTCGTAACTCAGACGGGAGTGTTAAGAAAAACGCTCCGAAGAAAAAGAAAGTAACTAGAAAGAAATAATGGAAATTGTCGAAGATAAAGTTCTCGTATTAAAAACACGGAATCCAGATCGTATAGCAGAAGCTATCCCGGCTTCTAAAATTCTAAATAACAACGGTGACAACATTTACACTATGGCGATGAATTGGAGTGTGTCCACCGCGCAAAGGCTGACTGAATTAAAAATGAAAAACGTACCTTCTCCGATGCGGGGCTATCCGTGGCCCGGTCCCACACCTATGAAGCACCAAAAAATAACGGCCAACCATTTAGTATTAAATCAGAAGTCAGCGATGGTGTTTAATGAACAAGGTACTGGAAAAACTGCTAGTTGTATCTGGGCTGCAGACTACCTTATGAAGCAGGGGCTTATTTCAAGGGTTCTAGTCATTGCTCCTTTAAGTACCTTACAAGCTACTTGGATTTCTGATTTACAGATGTTCGCTCCTCACCGTACTGCAGCGGTCTGTCACGGCACTAAAACAAAGAGGATAAACATCCTTGAGCGAACGCCTGCGTACGAGTGGATCATCATCAACCCTGATGGTATTGCTACTGTAAAGGAACAGATTGCCGAGGGGGGTTTTGATCTCATCATCATTGATGAAGCGAACGCCTATAAAAACCCAAGCACTCGAAGATTTAAGACACTCGCTAACATAAAAGGTACTGATACAAGCTGTTGGATACTCACAGGTACACCGGCAACACAGAGTCCTGTGGACGCTTTTGGTCTAGCTGCAATATGCCTCACCCCAGAAAGACGAGAGGCCCAAGGGCTCCCTGCTAATAAGACTCGCTTTCGAGATTTAACGATGTACCCCGTGTCCCGCTTCAAGTGGGTTCCGAAGCCAACAGCTACGGAAGTTGTGCATAAAATACTGCAACCAGCTATTCGATTTACCAAAGAAGACTGTCTTGATCTTCCAGATACGGTGTACGTGGATCGTGTTGTTGATATGACTAGGGAGCAGTTGCATTATTACAGGATTCTTAGGGACCAATTTTTGATGGAGCATAAAAAGAGTGGCAACCAAGTTACTGCTATGAACGCTGCTACCAACCTCAACAAACTCCTCCAACTTAGTGGAGGCTGCTGCTACAGCGATTCGGGCGAAGTCATAGAGTTCGACATCAGCAATCGGTTACAAGTGGTCGAAGACCTAATATCCGAGTCTTTAAGTAAGGTTCTTGTGTTTTGTCCCTTTAGACATACGATTGAGCTTGTTCAAAAGCACCTCAATACGAGAGGCATAGGTGCAGAAGTTATTATGGGTGGGGTGTCGCTTGCTAAACGGTCAGGTATTATCGAGCGCTTCCAAAACTCCCCAGAAACAAAGGTTCTGGTGTGCCAGCCTGCTGCAGCGGGACACGGGCTTAACCTGACTGCTGCGAGCAGCGTGGTGTGGTTTAGCCCCGTAGTAAGTGTAGAGCAGTATCTACAAAGCAATGCGCGTATAGCTCGACCAGCCCAGAAATTAAAGATGACTATTACCCGACTAGCGGGTAGCGCTGCTGAGCAGAAGATATATCGTATGCTGTCTGATAAGTTAAAGACTCACACTCAGTTGGTGAATCTGTACGACGACATCCTCCACACTGATATTTAGAAATCTCCGTAGAAATTATATTTAGCGCCCTCATACCACTTGACACAGTTAAATAGATACAGGAGAATCCCAGTGTAGGGAGATTTTAATATGGTAGACAGAGATACAGATAGCGTAGCTACTATGGTTAGGGCGCTAGCCAACATAAATGAACAGATGCGAATGATTAAAGCTAAACAGGATAAAGAGTTAGCTGCTCTTCGTAAATCTAAGCGGGAGTGTGAAGCTTACTTGATGGGCAAACTTAAAGAGTTAGGCCCGAATACGAGAGGTCTTGATACAGAGTTCGGTAGGATCACGCTGCGGAAGACTACTCGATACACCCCGGTAGATTGGTCAAGGCTTTACGAATTTATTACAAAGAATGACTGCTATGAGTTTTTAGTACGTCGCGTAAATAACCAAAACATTAAGAAGTATCTGCTTGAGCATGGTGCTGATGGGCAGGATGAAGCTACGGAAAGTTACATGATGGGGCTTAAAGAAGAGGATATTGAAACCCTATCACTCACAAAAGCCAAAGGAGAATAGAAATGGCAAGTAATACAAGTTTAGAATCCCAGTTAGCTATGGGCGACAGGGATGTGTTCTCTGCGATACCGGATAGCGCGAAAGTCGCGACTTCCGGTGGCGCAGTTTCTATGGGTGCGTTCTCGCGGTTGCCTACGATAAAGATTAGTAACAAAGGACCTAAGGGGCGTCGATTTACGATTGTCACCGAGGGTGAGGATGACCAACATATTGACGAAGATTCGTTGCAGTTGATTGTCCTTTCAACGGCTATAAACTTTTTCGAGACTCCTAACTGGGTGGCCCGAGCTTATAGGGACGTACCCTTTAGCCCTGATAACCCTCGACCACCTGTATGTACATCTAAGGATGGCGTGGCTCCGAGTGATAGTTCAACGGACCCACAGTCAGCTACGTGTCGGTCCTGCCCCAAGAAGAATCGAACCGAGGCGGGCGGGGGTCAGTACTGCAAGTGGGAGAAGTACATTATGGTATGTCCCGCATCTGATCCTAAGACAGTCTATCAGATGAAGATTAACCCCACTTCGATATGGGGGACGCGTGGTGCTAACAAAGGTTTGCACGGTTGGGTCAACGATATACGCGCCCAGGGTCTTCCCACTCGACGTTTCGTAGCCACAGTGTATTGGGACGTTGAATCGAATTGGCCGAAGCTATTTTTCGGTATGGATACCCGCGAGGGCAACCACTTCATAGCGGACGGCGATCCTCGTCTTGAAACCCTGGATAGTTATTTCGATGAAGAAGTATTGAAACCCGAATGGCACCGCTTCGTGGATGTTGAGTATGGTGGAGGCGCGAGCGCTCCATCTACTTCGGCAGCGACAGCGTTTAACGCTGGTCCTGTGGTGGAAACTAAAGCTCCTGAGAAGACAGCTCAGCAGGTAGAAAAAGAACAGGAAGTAGCGGATCTCTTATCTAAGTTTTCTCAACTCCCTAAGAGCGATGAAGTAGATGACGGTGACGAAGGATAATCGCGGGTATTCTAATCGGATAGCTTCTCAAAATCGTGCAGCTGATACAAGCAACCCGGGGGTACAGTTAGGTAGGTACTGTATTCCCCGGGAGATCAGCGCCCAGAGCTTAGCGCGAGACTTCGGTGTGAGTAAGGTAGCCATCTACAACTGGATGAGTGGTCTTTCTGTTCCCAACAGCCAACACGCGAGGCGTATCTCTCAGTACTTGAAGAGGCGTCATGATAAAGATTGAGGGAGACGAGCTAGAACTTATAAAAGCTGTGCTTCCTAACACGGGCGACCCTACGAACGTCTACTGTTTGTTTGGGTTTTCAAACGGGGATTCAAAAAAGATACTTTTCAACGATTTCTTTGAGAGTGTCTCTGATCTTATAGAAGCTGCTGAACGGCATTTGAATGATCCGAAAGGCGTGCATCTTCATTTCAACATGGCGTCTTTTTCAGATCGGAAGCGGGACCAAGTTCACGCCACGCACCTTCAGTCCTTTGTCTTAGATATAGATATAAAAGACGGGGATAACACCTACAGCGATGTTGGTGAGGCGTTTGACCATACTAAAGAATTCTGTTCAAAGTTAGGTATCCCGATACCCACGTTTGTTGAGTCTGGGGGAGGGGTGCATCTTTACTGGACTTTTACAGAACCCGTTGATGCTAAAGAATGGTTTGTCGCAGCGGATCGGTTGGACAGAGTTATCAAACAATACGGGTCTTCTGGCGATCCTAAAAACCCCTTTCTTGTAGACCACAACATCACTAAGAATTCTGCTCATAGTTTACGATTGCCGGGTAGTGTCAACTACAAGTATAAGGCTGAACCCCATGTGAAGGTTACAGATCTCAGAGACCCGATAGAATTCTCGGTTATTGAGAACGCACTTGACGGTGCAGCCGTACCTAAACGCTCGCCCAGGGATCTGATTAACATAGATAGATTTAACACCTTAGTAGCAGATGACCCTTACCTACATTCTTTTGAGGAGATTCTTGCAGCGAGCGCAGTAAGTAGCGGGTGTGAGTTATTGCGCCTCCACCATGCAGAACCAGATAAGGATGGGTCAGAGCCTTTGTATTGGGCACTCCTAAATATAGCGAGGAGATGCGAAGATAAAGAAGAAGCGTACGCCACCCTGTCAGAAAATGCAGAAGCTATGACCTATGTAGAGGGGGACCCCGCACGAGTGGCGTTTGAGACTGAGAACGCCACCAAAATACGGGAACTAGAGGATAGCAACTACCCCACGCCTGGTTGCGACCAAATAATGAATAAGGCCAAAGGAGCCTATACTAACGCAGATAAGATCTGTAAGAGCTGCCCTAATAGGAAGCTCCATAATGCCCCTCTAAGTATTAGCCAGAAGAATAAGCCCGCTGGTGAGATTATTAACTACGTTGACAGGGCCGGGGTCTCGGGGGTCTATGTGGTTCCAGAGCTTCCACCTTCTTACTACCGCGTACCGGGAGGGGGTATTGGAGGACCTGATGTTCGCAAAGATGCTAAGCCCGGTGCGAACGTAGCGTACTGCCTAACGGATGTTTTTGTAGAACGCGTAATCTTAGATGAGGGGGTGGATTTTCATTTTGGAGCAGAGATAGCTGTCGTTACACATAGTTCTGGGGTAGTACGAACCACTATTCGGAAAGGTGATTTAGAAGAGACGCAGAAAGCTAGACGTATGCTTGCTGACCTCGGAGTACATATTCTGGGGCCACAGGCGCTCGGCTTAATGAATTACTTGATGGCAGCGTTCGCCAAGCTAGAACAGGAGCGGGGGGTTATTTTAACGCGCAAACAATTAGGCTGGACTCCAGATTTAGAAGGGTCGCGTGAAGGGTTCGTGGTTGGGGATTTAGAATACCGAGGAGAAGACGAAGAACCTGTAAAGATCCCGGTATCTGCGGAGCTATCTAACTACGTGGCTAAAGGGACTTTCACAGCTACGAAACAGGGCGACTTAAAGGAATGGACAGATATTGCAAACAGATGGGGGGCTGAGGGATGGGAAGGCCAGTGTTTCGCGTTCTTTTCTGCGTTTGGGTCTCCCTTGTTTCACATGACAACCTTTAACGGGGCTCTCGTATGTATGTACAGCGATGGATCGGGAGCAGCGAAATCCACAACGCTAGACCTTATCAATTCAGTATTCGGACACCCCGAAGATCTAAGAATGGTAGTGGATACAACGACGAAAGCAGCACTCCACAACCAGGGCGTTTTGAACTCTATATGTGCTACGTACGATGAACTCACTTACTACGATTCCAAACAAACATCCAACCTTGTACACATGATCTCTCAAGGTAAAGGCGGGGATCGGATGGAGAGTCAGAAGAACCAGAATCGAGAGAACACTACCGAGTGGCACATGTGCGCGGTGGGGGGGTCTAACATTTCTTTAAGGTCGAAAATACGGCAGGAGAACGTACACACTGAGGCCGAAGAAATGCGCCTTATAGAATACGAAGTCGGCCTACCCCCAGGAGTAGACACCAACGAAGCAAATGTAGTCATCCGAGAAGGGCTCCTAAAGCATTACGGTCAGGCAGGACGCATATACGCAAACTACCTTGTTGATAATTACGACGAGGTTAAAAAGCGGTTTGCTGATATGAGGGAAGAGTTTATAACTGAGTATGCTATGACGCCTAAGGAGCGCTTCTACACAGCGATGTTTACTGCCAATATACTAGGGGCCACGATAGCCAACGAGCTGGGTCTGATAAATATAAATGTAGCTAGAGTAAAGAAATGGATTTTCGAGACGCTACTTCCTGAGTTACGCAAAGAGGCTTCTACTAGCTTGACGGAGCCAGTTCAGATTCTATCTGAGTACTTATTTACCTATGCGGGCAACCAACTTATTTTACGAACAGACGTAGATGGACGGGGCAGTAAGGATACAGATAATGAGGAGGTTGCAGAAGCTGAGCAGATGGTACAAGCCCCTCGCGGTAAGCTCTTAATACGCGTAGCTCAGGACACCATGACTTACTGGATCACTAAGTCACACTTTTCTAAACATATAAGCCAAATAGGTGGCAACAAACCTGGAATTATACGGGAGCTAGAAAAGCTCGGGTTTATAGAAGTGGTCGAAGGGGAAGGTCGAAAAACGCTATCCGCTGGTACAAGCCTTGGTGGTGGGCCTACTAGGTGTTACATCATCAACGGTAGAAAACTAGAGTTATACAAACAGGGTAAGATGGCTAATGGATGATGAATTTATACAGTCAGAAGGGCGGAACCTTAAAATAGCGTGGGACAAATTCGTCCCCCATTCTTCTATTTTTGTTCCTTCCCAGAATACTGACGACTGCAAGAAGTTGTTGAAGCGGGCGTGTAATAAGCGCAAGTTTAGAACCCGTATACGTGTGGGCACCTGGGATGGGGTTCGAGGTGTTCGAGTTTGGAGAATAGAAGATAAGAAAGGATAGAAGGATGGAAGAAGGCAATGTATCAGCATTAAGAGCAATAGAAAAAGAGTTAAAAGGGTTTCCTCTCGACAGAGTTCCTGAGGACATAAAGTACATAGATTGGTTTAGAATCCTTAGTGCTTTAAAAACGACTAAATGTCTTGGAGCTAAAGACGTAGCGAAGGCTTGGTGTTCGACAGGATTAAAATATGACGAGGACAGGTTTGATAAGAAGTGGGACGCTATGGACGCTGACTACGAAAGACCTCCTACAGTCGGGTCAGTGAAATACATTAAGAAACAATACGGGTTTTAGTCCACATGATGCACTTAGCGTCTACGCCCGTATCTCAACCAGAGATCGACAAGGACTGGGCAAACTCTGTCGAGGAATCGTTAGATACGTGTTTAGCCCTATCTAAAGAAGAGATAAAACATGAAGTACTATGTCAGTTGCTAGAGCAGTTAATCTGCCGAGACTTCTACTACGCCCGAGAAGTTTCGGGAGTTTCGCTCACCCAAAGAGCCCACCGACTCATGGAGCCCGGGGCCGACC